GAGTTTTAGATTTAACATCTAATACTTCTAATGCATCTCTTACAGCTTTAACATTAGCAGTGTGATCATCAGCAAAGTAAAAATCATTATAACCTTCTGCTGCTTTATCAACTACCCAGTTTGACTTAGCAAATGGAGAGCTATCACCTAAACCAGATATATTTTTAAGTGGTATATTTAAACCAATAGCATCTAAAAATTCTTTAATAGCAGGTGATGCTTCTTGAGATCTAGCTGTTAATACAAATACATCATCTGTTCCTCTCGTCTCTTGTATCTTTTGAGCAACACTAAACAATGGTCCTTTTTTACCGTCCATTACTTTATTAAACTCTGAAAAATCCCATACTGCTCCTTCAGCTAGCATTGCATCTCCTTTTTTAGCAAACTCTTCAGCAGTTAATTTACCTTTAGTACCATCAGGCATTGTATATAATACATTGCTTTTAGTTCTAGCTAATGTATCATCAAAGTCAAATACTCTTATTTTTTTAACTGGAGCATTAGGATTACGAGCATTACGTAAAGCTTCGTCTAAGCTAGCAGCTTTATTAAGAACATCTTCCGATGACATACTATATGAATTTTTAGTATTCATCACTTTAGCATTGTCAATTATTGGTATATTAACTTTTACTTTAGCTTTTAGTTTAGCATCGTTTAGCTTTAAAAAATCTTCACCTATTATATCTCCTTTATTCTCACCACCAATAACTTCTAAAGCGTACATATTAGGATAACCTAGCATAAGCTCGCCAAAATAACGCTCAGTTTCTGACATGGTTTCGTTCCAGTACGAAGGCATAACGGCTTGAAGTTGAACATTAAGATTGTCATCCATTATTTTAGGTATAATAGCTACATTATACCTATCTTTTAAAGCTTGCAGATCTATTTTTTTACCTAAAAAATGTTGAGTTAGTTTTAAAGCTACATACTCTGTAGGTATCATGTGTTCGTACCTAAGTTCACTAGCTTTCATGTTAGGTCCTACGTAATAATACTTAGCTAAAGCAGCTGATTTAAGCATACTATCCATACTACTTTTTAACGACATCATAGTCATTCCAAAACTTAAATTATTTCCGTTGCCTTTCATAAAATCAATATAATCTAACAAAAGTTCCCATACTTCATCAGCTTCTTCTTTTCTTTTTTCAAAAGTTTCTTCAAAATGTTTTTTACTTTTAGACTTTTGAGCTTGTCTACTTGTATATTTATCAATAGTTTTGCCATCTATAGTTATAGACTCTATAGTTGTTTTTCCATCTTTAGTTTTACCTGTCTTGACTTTAACTTTAGGTATTGTATTAATAACAGAGTTCACGTAATCCTCCATACCTTCAAAAACTTGGTATCGTTGACCTCCTGGTTCTAAAACACCTAAGTTACTAGCTCCTATTTTAGAAGCAGTTGCATTATGACCTTTAAGTATAGTAAGAGCTATTCTTACCGCTTCCTCTTTACCTTTACTTTCAACTAAGCTATTTATATAATCAGCTTCTAGTTGTCTTTGAAATGTTACATTTGCTGGATCTTCAAATGCAATTCCAAAGTTTTTTATATCTAAGTCTAAAGCTTTAATTAGGTTTGTACCTAATTCTTTCTGCGTCATTTCTTCTACAGTAAATTCTCCTATGTCTGGAAAAGCTTTTAGTGTTTTTAAAGATGTTTTACCTTCGGGTTTAGTAAGTTTTTTAATAGGATTGACTAGATCTCTAGCTAACTTTGATAAACTTTTTTCTTTCTCTTCTAATGTTTTACCCCATACATCACTAGTGTTTTCATTTATATAAGTTTTATATAGCGCTCTTTCAATAGCTTTTTTATTGTAGCCTAAATTTTGATCTACTAAATTGTCTGCAAATTTCTTAATATGACTTTTATATTCTTCTTTTTGAGCAGTATTACTAAACTTAATTCTTGGGTCTCTTTGTAATTTTTTAGCTAGCAATGCTCTTTCAGCAGGTGAAACTCTTCCTTCAGCTAAAGATACCACCATGTCTCTACCTACTTCTATAGCAGTGGAAGCGGCAGTTGATGTTTTTCTATTACCTCTTAATCCACTTTTCTTACCAGTCGTTGGGCTAACTGGTGGAGCTAATATAAAGTCTATAAGATCTTGATTATTAAAATCTTTAAACGTATAAGAATTAACACCTTGAGCATTGTTCTCTACGTATACTGTTCCTTCGTCCATAGCTGCGTCAATCTCAGCGTTTGTACCTAAGTCTACAGGTGGATTAGTAAAAACCCTATCTTCAGGTTTAACTTGCGATTCTAACTTAACAAAGTATTGAACAGGTAAAAGCTCTTTCATTTTAGGAGCTAGCTTTTTAATTAAAAACTCATATCCCTTAGCTGTGCCAAAAGCTTTTTTCATTTTTGGAGTAAGCTTAGCTTCAAGAACTTGTGTGATGAAAGGTCTATACTCTTTAGAATTAGGATCTGGTCTTACACCTTCTAATATTTCTAATGCAGCAACTTCTATATCTTCTTCAACTTGTTGAGTTATTAATTCAGGAACTGCTTTTTTAATCTTAGATCTTGGAGTTACTTTATCTTTTTTACTTTCTACTCTTGTTGTAGGAGTATCATCAGCTGCTATATTTAAAGGTCTACCTTCTTTATCAGTTAAACCAGTTTCAGACTTTCTTTTTTCATTAGCTTTTGCTAATTTCTTTTTAGAGTCCATTTTCCCAAAGTTAGTATTAGCAAATATAAATTCACCAAAACCTTCTATACCTACTGTAGAACCATCGGCTCTTTTAGCAGTAGGGTCAAAGTTAGTTAACCTATCTCTAACTGATTGTATAGCTCCAGGATACTCATCACCTGTAGATCTACTTTTAACATAGTTACTTATTACACCGTCTTTGTCAATGTTCATGCCGAAAGCTTGTGCTTCTTGAGCATCAAAAGTAGCATTAAACAAAGCTGGGAATTTTCTACGGTCATTAACAAAAGCATCGTAATCCTCTTTAGTTTTAATATCCTGTGGAACAAGTTGATTAATAGCTTGCAGTGCTGTTTGTTTATCAGTCTTAGAAGTCTTTGTATCGGTAACAAGTCCTTTACCCGCGTCAGCCATCAATCTAGCTCTTTCAGATATTTTATCTTTTTTAATATTTTTTTGATAATCTTTTATAAAATTGTAAACATCTCTTCCGTTTTGAAATTTTATATCAGTATATCCTTTTTTTCTAAAACCACTAAGCAAGAACTCTTTCATCTCCCATAGCCTTGCACCTAAGTTGTCAGACCATTTAATTTCTTTCTTAGCTATAGCATCAGAAAAAGCTGTTAAGTACTCTTCAGCATAATCTTTATAATCATTTTCTATAGCTCCATACTCATCAAACATTATTCTACCATCTTCATCTCTTTGATATCTATAGTTATCGTCTATTCTTCTTTGAACAATTCTTAATTCTTTTCTACTTAAAGTCTTTTTAAATTGATCAGCTAATTCTACAGCTCTAGATTTATCACTAAATTCTGATTTTAAAATTTTATGAAGTAATTCATGTGACGCTGCAGAAATAGCGCCTTTTCTAGCAGCAACTTCTTTATTTATTACTATTTGTCCATTAGGTAAAATAAAAGCGTCAGAACGTTTTATATCATTTACTTGTTGATCTATTTGGGATATTTGATCTTGTAGTTCTTGTACCTTAGCTTTACCTTCTTTAGAATTAGAATCTTTAATAGCATCAATTTGTTTTTGTATTTTAGCTTTTTGATTATCAGCGTAAGTAGTGTAATTACTTTCTAACTCTTCAGTTGTATCAAACACTTCCATAGCTGCTCCCTCTCCTATAGACTCATCAGCTTTAAAGTCAGTATCACCTACTTCCGATGCTATTTTTGCGACAGCTCCTTCTCCTTTACGCATTTTTTCAACCTGCTCCATTGCTGACAACTCTAAATCAGTAGCAGCGATTTTACCTTCTAAATCTTCTTTAGATCCTTCTTCAACAATTTCCGTTGGCTTTATAGCATCAGAGACTTCATAAGATTTAGTTTCAGTACCGGTTTGACGTTGAATTAAACCTCTTAGATATTCATTTACTTGATCTAGCTCTGCATTATCTTTTTGAGTAAAACTATCGTCAAGGTTTTTAATCTTTCTAACAAGTTCTTGTTTTCTAATCATTGCGTCTAAGTAAGCAGAGCGCTGTGATTCATTAAAACTATAAAACTCTTTAGGCATTTTTAATGTAGAGTTTCTTACGTCTGATATTGCTTCTTTTTCTTCACGACCTTGTTCTTCTGTTATTTCATTGTCTTTTACTTTTTGGTCAACGCCTTCAATTGCATTATTGAAAGCTTTATCTGCTTTCTTTAAATTTTCTCCTAATCCACTAATGTCTAATCCAACAGCTACTTTAGTTAAAGCTGCTCTAGTTTCAACTTTAGTTTGTCTTCTAAAAGCTCTTGCGCTAGGTATAATAATACCTACTACACCACCACTTTTACTTGCTTCAACTATTTCATCAAAGTTTCCATAATCAAATAAACCTGGTAAACCTTTCAATTGATAGCCGGTGCCTAACTGTGAAACACCTTGTTGCATACCTTCTGTTAATCCTTCAACAAAACCAGACTCTCCAGCTATTAAAGCTGTTTTACCTGTATTCTTTAAGAAACCTTTTATTTCACCTCTAAATAAAGATTTTAAACCTGTTTTTTCTGTTACGCCTAAAGCTTTAAAAGCTTTACTAACACCTATTAAGTTACCAGCTTGCTCTAAAGAAGTACTAATTGCCGCGAATGCTGCGGCTTCAGATTGATCTGCATATTTACCTTCTTCCAATGCTTGGTATATTTCTTCAGTAGTAGGTTCTCTGTCCAAGTCTTCTCTTAAACCAGTTAGCAAAGTATCATAATACATTGAACCATATTCTTGGGCAAACATAGTTGCAGTTCCAAGAGCAACTAGCACAGGATTTCCAGTTACAGCGCCAGCCATAGTAACACCCATCTGTGGAAGTGTTTCTCCTACCGCCATACCAGCATTAGCAAAAGTTATACCTTCATCCCAGTCTACTTGTTCAAATATTTCAGCATATTTATCATAACCTTCTATGTCTTCTATGTCGGTTATTATATCTTTTTTATATCCTGCAGCTTGATTTTCTTTATATTTTAAATAATCAGCTACAGTCATTTTTTTAGTCTTTCCTCTATAATTAGCAGTATTTTTTGATTTACCTCTTTCGTCTAAAACTTCAAAACCTTTTGACCCATTAGGAGTGTCTACACTTTTAATATCGCCTATAACTTCTTCACCATAAAAACCACTTACTTCAACATTAATAATGTCTTCAGGATTCATTCTTTTAGCCATAGCTATTTCACTAGCTGTTCTTTCTGCTCCTAACTGACTGCTTGATATAGTTACTTGATTAGCGGTTGTAGGTGCATTTACAGCAACAGCTTTGTAAATACCTTCTTGAATGCTTGAAACAAAGTCTGCCGCACCAGCTAATATTGGTATACCTTTAAACATGTTTCTTTGTACATCAAAAGCATTTAACATAATATCGTTAGACCTTTTAAAAGCTTTATTATTTTCAGCGGCAGCATCACTAGCTATTAAAGTATAGTCTTCAAAAAAATCATTAATATTTTGATTAGAGTTTATTTCTTTAGCATATTCAGTATTCATTTTGCTATTAAACTCAGCTTGAAGTTTTGTTCTCTCTTCGTTTGTTATAGGTAAATTTTCTAATCTTTTTTGTTCAACAGCAATTCTTTTCTCATACTTAGCAGCAATAGTTTTTCTAGTTAAAGTTACAATAGGATTTTCATTCATTAACTCTTTAACAGCTTTGTCTACTTTTACCTGTATAGTTTTCTCATTATCTGTATTAGTTATAGGGCCAAGTTTGGATTGAACTTTATTAACTATTTCTGGCTTAGGAACTACTTTAGTTGTTTGATTTTTAGAGTCATACTTTATGTTTACTAATCTAGGAACAGGTAATTGAAGCATTAACCTTGCTTTCTCTGCGTCAGTAGTGTTTAAGTCTCTAATCGCATTTAAATCACTTTGATATGCTGAAACTTGTTCATTTACTGTTAATTTAGAATTTAACAAAGGATTTGCAGCTATTTGTTCATTATAAGCTTCTTTACTTTTATACCTATAAAGTCTAGACTCTTCATCAGCTAAAGCTTCAAGCTCTAATTCATTTTCTTCATAAGCTTTTTCATAAGCTATTCTTTCATCCTCATTCTTCTGTTGCTTTTCATTATTCGTCCAAAATTGTTTGTGGTCAGGAAAACCATAGACGCGTTCGTCTCTTTCTAGATTTTTTCTTCTTTTCTCTAAATCTTTAGCCTCTTGCTCTATTCTTTCTCTATCTTTTTGAATTGTTTTTTGATTACGAACGTAGTTATCTACAACATCTTGCCCTGTAACTCCGTAGCTTCCAGGGTTTTCTGTATTTAATGCATCTTCAATAGATCCATCATGTTCTATGCCGTATTCGTCTTTACCTGTTTGATAGGCTAAATCAGGGTTTAAAGTAAAATCTTCTTCCTCTTCTTGCTCAACACTTGCTTTTGCTAATTCCTCTAAAGAACTAGTTGGATTAAATGAATTTCTATAACCTAAAAATTTACCTACATTTCCAGCGCTAAGATATGGTGAATCCAATGAAACATCGCCCGATGGTGATGCCATACTCTCTTCTACTGCTACATCTTCCGCTACAACTTCCGCAGCATCCACCGCTGTAGCTTCTTGCTTTTCCACTTCTTCTTCTTCTTCTGCTTCTTTTTTTACAGCTCCAAATCTCGCTATATAATCAGTAAGCTCCATTTTGGATTGTGCTGCTAGAGCTTGAAGTTTCGCTAGCGTATACTCTGTATCTCCAATTAGATAGATTTCTTCCATTATATTTTATTTATTTTTTTCCAAATGTTCCATCAGGATTTGCTATAGCATTTCCAGCACCAAATGCTTTTTCAGCGCTTGCCATAGTAGGATATGAATTTTTCTTTTTAAGATTTTTATCAACTATATTAAAATAACCTTTAGCTGCTCCATCATATCCACTAACATCAAATATTAAATTGTTAAGTTCTTTTTTATCAGATTTTACCTCATCTGCTGTCATAACAACAACAGGCTGAGAGCCACCAATTATTTTTATTATACTACCCTCAGGTAGTCCATCTTCAAACATTCCTGGTGGGTTAGCATTATTAAATGCTTTAGCAGTCATATATTTTTGATTTTGTGTTGGATTAACTTTTGATCTTTGAGCAGCTGTTCTAGTTTTATTTAACACCTTTACTATTCCTTCAGGGTTGTTTGAGTAGTTTTCATCTTCAACAGCTTCTCTTAATTCGTAAAATGAGCCTTTATTTTCTTCAAATTTTTGCTTTTGTTGATTAGTATATTGACTAAGGTCATTCATTTTAGTACTTTGTGTATCTAAGTTTTCATCATTTTGAGGAGCTAGCACTTCTGCATAATAATTAGCTAAACCTCTTCTAGCAGCATTCTCTGTTCTTTCTTTAAATTCTTTAAGCTCTTCTGGAGATATTTTTTTATCATCATCCGTGTCAGCGGCTTGATTATACACTCCTTGATTTATATCTTTTATAGTTTTCCAAGCTAAATCTCCTTCAATCATTTGGTTTCCATCTTCATCTTTTATAAAGCCGCCTCTGTATAATTGATCCCATGTTTTATCAAATCCAGAATTTCTTATGTCTGCATTTAGTTTAGATTTATAGTCAGTTAATAAAGACTTTCTAATACTTTCAGCATCGTAAACACTTCTTGTTGTAGTTGTTTTTGTTAAACCATCTTCACTATATGTTGTAAAGGTTTTAGTTTGCCCTTTGAAATAATTGCCTAGTCCAGTTTTTGAATCATTCCATTTGTCGCCAAGTGTTTTTTCTATTAAATCATTTTCACCTATAGATTGTACCTCTTCAATACCATTGGAAGCGGCAGCGGCATCAGCTGTTATATTCCTATTGATAGCATCTCCATTTTTTAACGTTCCAACAAGACTTATTTGACCATTTTCATCTGTTACGAAATTTACACCGTCGTCGTTAAATTGATTGTTACTTAAACCTTGAATAGTTGTTAAATAATTTGTAGAAGATCCTCTTACAAACCTACCTAACTCAACCTCTTTATTAACACCAATTCTGTTTGCTTCAATTTTCTTACCCATTGCATTACCTTGAACCATCATAACACCCATGTCTTTCAATGCTTGATTGTCCATAAGCTGCTGAAGTCTTAAAGCATCTCTAAGCTCTGGAGTACCGTTTTCTCCATACGCTTCCATATACATTTTGTTTTGTTTCGATGCTGCTTGTGTAACCCATTTTCTAGCTCCTTCGTTGAATTGTACATTAGAAGATTTTTCTGATTTAGAATATGCGTCAACAAAATTAGCTGTATATTGATTAGCTTCACGCGTCAATCTGTTCTGCGCTTCGTTTTCTGCTTTTTGCTCTTGCGCTAACCTATTCATTGTACCAGTTATACCACTTACTAATTTAGATGTTCTAGCTTGTGATGCCGCTATTAAGTTACCTCCTGTTGCTGTTAATGCCATTTTGTTTTATTTATTTATTATAATAGTTCAGTAGCAATTGTAGCACTACCTGACAAACCGGACATAAAAGCCTCTGTAGATGCATCACTTAAGTTATCTCCTCTCATAGTATGATAATCTTCTTTCTCTTCTAGTCTAGCTATCTCATCTAAATCTCTCTGCTCCTGTCTATTGTACACGTTAACTTCTTCAGATAAAGCACCTTTTTCTAGCGCCATTCTTTCAGCTGCTGCTTTCTCTTCACCTTCAGCTGCTTTCATAATGTTAGCAGATTCTTGAGCTTCTATGCTTGCAGCTATACCTTTTTTACTTTGCATTGCTGCTCTAGCTAAAGCAGTCGCGCCACCAGCAGAAGCACCAGAGCTCATCATAGCGTCTAAACTATTTGCTAAGGCCATATCGGTTTGCTCTGCTTGCATTTCTGCTGCTTGAGTAGCTACAGAAAGATTAGCATAAGGATTATTTACTTCAGCTTTAAGTGCTCTAATGTCATCAGACTTATCTATTACGTCTTGTCTACTTTCTTTTAAAGCGTTTATTTGATCTAATGCATCAGCAGCTTCGTCAGCTTCTTTATTAGATTTACGTTTTTTTACGCCTGAATCTATTGCACCAATAACCGCAGGAGCTGCTAGTGCTACTATTGTTCCTATACCAAATGACATATTATTTTAGTTTTAATTTTGGGTGATTATAGTCTTTCGCTATTACTTCATCAACCACTTGTTCTACATCTTTCTTATCGGTAGGATGTACTGTTATCCATACCATAGTTTCTTTTATATATAAAATTCTTTGAGTACCAGGCTTTGTCATACCATGGTAGGGTGCTTCAATTTCAAAAACACCTTCATCAGAAATAACTGTTGCTTTTCCTTCCATTACGAAAAAAGGATGAGTAACTAAATGAATAGCACTTAAGTGCATAGTTCCTTTAGGCATAGTTATTTTTCTAATATATGTGCCATCACCAAATTCATGCTCTAAACTTCCGCCTCCTACAGTATCTAATTCATCATCTTTAGCGTAAGATTTTCTTATAACTGAAAACTCATGATTAGCAAACTGATCTTGAAATTTAATCATTTTACTTCTAAAATCTTTTTTACTTAATACACCTGCTCCTGAAATAATTTTTTTTAATTCGTTAGATGTTTTACTTTTCATTTAATTTTATTATGATGATTGAGCAAAGTCTGATGAAACTGCCCATAATTCTTTAGCTCCACCTAATTGAGTACTGTTATCTGTTTCAATAGTCACTGTAGCAAAGTATCCTTTTATACCTGTCATATCAGCTCCAAACCTTACTTCGCCTGCTCTAGCTGTAGAACTAGAAACTAAATTAGCAACGTACCTGTTTTCTTTTCTATCAAAACCTGCGCGCTGAGGTTGTCCAGTTACTGAATCAGTATATAAACCTTCTTCGTAACTATAAACCTTGTTAGAAGTGTCCTGATTGGATATATAAGAGCCTGGAACACTAGCACTTGGGTTTGGTTGTTCAAATCCAGACACAAATGAATTAACCTCCCATCCATTACTTCCTTCATAAGCTATCGTCTTAAATACTTTAACATTAGAAGGGTTTGGATTAAAAACAAAAGTTACATTAGATGGGTTTCTAACTCCATAAAATAACCCTCTATTATTTTGAACAGTATCGTCGTAATGTTGGTACAACTGAGAGCTATCTAAAGAATAAAACTTATTTCTCAAGCTACCCATTAAGGTAGGCTTGTATGTATAGAAGCTTACCCAGCCATTTATTTGCTCGTCAAAACATAAGGTATTGTATGTATCAACTGAAGTACTTATAGAAGACGGGTTTGTCTGCATAGACAACACATAGTTTTTATTGTGTATGTCCCATCCACCTATCATTTTACCTGTTGTAGAGTAATAAAATCTTATTAAGTTATTGTTTACAGCTGGAGACGCTGGAACAGTTATTGACACAAATAATTCTGACAAATAAACTATTGTATCCGTTCCATCTATTAATGTTTTTACTACAAAACCTCCTGTATTAACCCAAGTGCTTCCATTATTAACACTATAAGAACATGACATTCCAGGAGTTATTACTCCAGTTAAAGTAGAAGTTTCAATTTTAAAAGTAGTATTAGTGTTTGAAGAAGTTTCAGATAAGCTAGCATCTACATTATAATCTACACCAACATCACTTATTGTCGCAAACTCATCTCTGAAATAATCAGTCATACCGTATGCACTAATCTCTGTTAGCCCATCATTAGATAATCTCATTACAGCATTACGATCTTTATCGGTAAAATACTTTCTATATCCATAAACAGCAAAAGATTCTGGATTATTACTAATACCATATTCTCCAGTGTAAGGAACTATTTGCCCTATTACTTTGTTAGCAGCCTGAGTTTGCGTACCACCTTCAGTTGTGTATATTGTATCTTTATCTATTAATGCTCTACTACATTTATCTCTTTGAAGTACTATTAAGTTAGTGTCTTCAGCATATGTTTTTTGAATAGGTCCATTAACAGGGTCTGCTGATCTTATCAAGTCGTCAGCTACTGAGAATACATTAGTGTTATTAACTCCTGTTCTAGAATTATATACACCAGAATATATTAAAGAATTAAACCTATGTTGTTGTATAGGTTCTGGCTCGTTTAAATAAGCTTTAACGCCATAGTCTGTTGCTAAATTATTATAACCCCCTTTTATTCTTCCTTCTTCTATATAAAAATTCTTTTCAGATGATTTAGTTATACCAGGATATGCTACACCCGGATTTATAGCCATTACATCTGGAAGATCAACAGGTTTATTTGCTCCACTATATGGAACTCCATTACCTGTAAGTTTCTTTATCCAGTAAGAATTAAAATAATCTACTTCTAATAATATTGCCATAATTTATAATCACTTGTATTTATACTTATTTAACTAGCAAACGTAGTTTGAACTGTTATAGTTAAATCGCAGGAAGCACTAGCTAAACCATTGCCGCTGGCATCAGTTACTGTTATACTATTGACATACGTGCCGTCTGCCACGTTGTTTAATTGTATTCTTTGTTGATTGAATAAGCCGGTGCTAGCTTCAGCTCCAGATGTTGAATCTAACAATATAAAGTTATTATTAGTATCACTTTGACTCCATATTAACTCTTTAGATGCTTGATTTCCAGCAGCTCCATTTACTGCTTGAAGAGTAAAAATGTAATTATTGTCGGTTGTTAAAGTAACAGGAGCTGGACAAACTGTAAAAGAAGGAGTAATGTTTGTTAAAGAACCATCTATTAAAAAAGTATTACTATAAGGTAAACTTGAAACAGTATTAACTACATCTATCGTAAAACTATAAGAATTAGAAGGAAGATCTTGCTTAAAGTAATTAGGCACACTGTTAGATAAATAAAAAGTTCCAGCTCCACTATTGTTTAAAGTAAAATTATTTGTTACGTTAGTTCCATTACCGTCTAAAACTCTAGTTAAACTAGCATCAGCAGAAACTAATTGAGACCCATCTTGTCTATTAATTTTAAACTGAGAAATAATAGTATTAACAACATCATTTTCTTCATATTTAAATATGCTTCCTTTTGGACCTAAAGGTATGAACTCTAAGTTTGTAGGTTGATAAGGTGCATTAGCTTCTTGAATATCTTTATTTAAAGTAGATATTAACCCCATTGTAGAAGTTTCCCAGTATATATCTAAAGCTGATTCTTTTGGTTTAACTTCTAACACGCCTAAAGGTCTTCCTTCTTGGGGTATGTTTATATCATTAGGAGCTATTGTTATAATAAAAGGTTCTGACCATGAACATCCAAAAGTTCCAGACGAATTTGGTTGTTTCGCTATTTTAATTTTATCTCCTGGCAAATATCCACTACCTGCATTTACTACTCTTATTGTAAGCTCATCTAAATCATCTCTATCTTCAGCTGTAGAATTAGAGAAAACTTGAACTGTCAAACCAGATCCTACGCCAGTGATAGGAAACGTATCTTGAACAGCGCTCCAAACTACAGGACTATCATTGGTTATAGTCCCAGAGCTAGTTTGTACTTCCCACACGGGTCTAGGGTCTGATAAGTGATAATAAAATGTTAGACCTGAAGATGGTGTAAAAGAACCAAATAAACCATGTCCCCAAATATTACTTCCATATAAATTACCGTAAGTAGTTCCAGTAGTATTTAAAATACCTAATGAAGGATTACTATTAGGAGTATATATACCAGGTGTAGATGCTGGTGCATTTATATCAACTTCAATACCAACATCAGTCATTTTACCTATAGTATTTACAGGGAAAAACTTAGTGCCTAAATAGTATTGACGACTAAAATTATTATCTTTTAAACCAGCTATTCTTGGAAAAAGAACTTCATCGCTAGTTCTAAATTGAGTTTGAACCGGAGATACTTTAGCTAAATCTGCAGGAACTTTATTTATATTATCAGCTAATAATGTAATAATAGTTTTTTCTGTTTGATCTGTCTCTATATTAGGTGATCCAGCTAAAGGAGCTGGACAGTAAACATTATAATAATCTTGAGAAGTTTGTTTAACTACCACTTTATAAGAGTAATATCCTGTTTGATTTGATCTACCATATATTTTTATAGAAGTAGAAGCACTTACTGTTACTTCTTCAGATAATGTAATAATTTTAGTAGGTATATCTATTGCTATTATACTAACAGAAAATGCACTTGAAGAGGAATTTATTCCTTCAACTATATCACCTACTTCTATATCAGAGTTCCAATCACCAGCCAATATAAACTCATCTAATACCGGTGGTCCAGTTGGATTACTTGCTATTGCATCTATTTCACCACTTTTATATAATCCAGGATATCCAGAAACATTAGATATTACACTTGGTATAGGATTTTGAATTAAAACTTTCAAACTATCGCCAAACCAGTTCCATAATTTGTCATTACTCCATGCTGGATTAGAATATATACTTTTATAAGGAGCATAAACAGTAGAACCTCCGTAGTATTGGTTTGAACTAGCTGGAAATTCAACTCTTTCGTCAGATGCGGATGATAATATTACATCAGATGATCTTCCATACTTGTCTTGTAAAACTATACCTACTTGATAAGATCTGTTTTGTTTTAATGTATGGTTAGGGTACGCTACAGACGAGTAACTTGTGTTAGATTCAAAAGGTTGTAACTTAGGAGACACACCCACATAGAAATCTAAAGTATTAGGAGAAGAGTGTTTATCTCTAAAGTTTCCTAATACAACTCTATTTCCAGTTACTGATTGTGTTTTAGAACGCACTGGTATTTTATCATAAATTCTAACTGTGTCAGCCTCTGTTAATGTTTTTATAGGTTTTCTAGACTCATAATTGTATAAGTAATTAGTTGTAGAATTACTAGTAATAGAAAGATCAGTTACTGGAATAGTATCTAAAACTTTTACAGCTAGAGCGTCAGACTCTTTATACAAAATCTCAATATCAGAAACTTTTAAAGTATTAGCCAAAGTGTTCACAGTATAAGGAGTTTCTATATTTAAAGATACATTTTGCACTTTGTTTTCAAAAAAATCTATAATAGTAGAATTACCAATTTGCTCTTCTTGAGACAATAATAGACTTAATCTTTGTAAACTACCAGCAGGAGAAGCCGTCAATACATTTTCAAAGTTACCAGGTAAAGATGTTATGTATCCATCTTGCTTAGGTATAAAAGCAGGCTGAGTATAGGGTGATATTAAAGAATATTCTCCATCTTCAAATCTATATCTATAAGCAAATCTAACAAACTTATCTGATAAGAAATCTTTATCACCTGCCCAGTTTGAATCATAGTTAGGATTTGGAGCAGCAAAAAGGTATTGGTCTCTACCAACAGAATTATTTATTAATGCTTTTGATAGCGTTATTTGTAAGTTAGGAAAAGTTCCACCTATAGTTTGAATTGTTGTATCCTCTGCTAGTGTATCCGATATTATATTCCATCCAACTTTTGGTTCAATATTAGCTAATCCAGCTGAAGACGCGGGCATCGTAATGTTTAACGTACCAGTTGCGCCTGAACTAACGTTATTTGTTAACATACCGTAAGTAGATGGAGCTAAAAATTCTGTAGCTTTATTTTTACTAGTAGGATAGTAAAGAGTTACGTCTTGACTACTCCAAATTAAATCAGCCGCGACTGTAGATTGAACTATCAGATCTGTTGTAGGTAATGATCCTAATACTTCACTTACACGTATGTTTTGTGATTGAGCATCTCCAGCAGAATTATTACCACTCAACTTAATATACATACCTTCTTTTATAGCGGAACTAGCAACGGATAATGTAACTACGCCGCCTGCTGTTGATGCGCACTCAACATTATCAATTTTATCCCACAAAGTAGGAACGTTGTAAGGATAGTACTTTGCTAAAGATATTTGTTCTTCATTGTAGTAATGAGGGTACGTTGATGTAGCATCAGCACTAGAAGCTAGATTAATATTTATTTTTCTAGGTTGATTTCTATTATCAGTCCAAAATAATAATTCTTCTATAACGTTTATACCATACATGTTATGTGTAGTAGAAAAATTTAAGAAACTGCCTTTAACTAGTGTTTGTGATGTACTAGAGTTAACATTGTACATGCATATACTACAGTATGCTGACTTAGGAGCTGTATTAGATAAAGAATCACTAGAGGTATCAGAATAGTTTGTAAGAAAAACATATATTATGTCAGTAGACTCATCCATGTAGCTACCTATTGCTACCACACCAGGTTCACTAGTAAAAGTGTTTATATTTAAATTTCCTAAAACATTTTCTAAAGCACCTACATCAGCTGACTCAGATCGGCTAACGCTAACATTTTCAGCATTTCTATATTCACCTTTACTTAACAATCTATCATCTAAGTCTTTATTCATCTTAGATTTGATGAAAGTGTTTTGTACGTTACCCATATTATTAATGTTTAATCCATTTAGATTTACCTCTCATTACTTGTGTAAACTCTTCTATTTTAATATTACTTAATCTTATTTTAGCATTTCTAAGTTGAGCACGTCTGTCTTTTTTAAATCTTTGTACTATATACTCTTGAACATTGGCTCTACCAGCTAGTATCGAATAAGCTATATGCATATATAGAGCTTCTTCTGCCACCTTAGGTATCTTGCTATCCATATCATATGCTAATCCATCAGATATGTATTCTAATATTATTATTTGATTAGCTAAATCACTTGAAAAACTAAATTTTCCTTCTCTCTCATTTATAGTGAACCATCCATTTTTTTGAGATGTCTCAGGTTCTAGACCATATCTTTGCCCATAAGCTGTCTTCCACCATGACCAATTATAAACGTTAGCATAATTAGTTATTTGACTATCAGTTATTTGACCTGTGATGTTTAAGTTGTTATTAGAAGCCCATCTAATATCTGTTTCAGATTCAGCTGGCTCAAGGTTTTCACCCCAGTTACCTTGAATTGGAACTCCTTCACTATCTTGTAATAAAGGTGTAGGATTACTTGTTAGTCTAGTTGGGTATATTATATGCTTAACTCCAGAAGTATCAACCCATGATAACTGAACGTAATTAACATAGTCTTGAGGTATAGCTAAAGACAAACTAGGTGGTATAGAAAGTTCTAATTGATTAACAGACTTTAATGTGTCATAACTAAATTCTTGTAAACCTCTTTTCGCATGGAATATAACGTCAGATCTTTTTACTCTAGGTATTATCTTATCTAACCCAACATAACCTACCATGAAGTTGTTTACTACATCTTTAAGACTTAAATATGCGTAACTATTATAATTGTCCCATATACTCTGTTGTATTAATCTAACTCTAATTATTAAACCAACAGCTTGAGCAGGTATAGTTATTGTATTTTGAAATACACTGTATGTTCCAATAGTTAGATCAGTGTAAGTGTTAGGATTTAAAACACTATTAACCGCTACTACGTAATTAGCTATAGAAGCAGGATTACCTCCACCAGCATCATTCAAAGGCATGTTAAAAGGGGAAGTAATAGTTGTTTGCCCTGTAGAGGTTACAAAGTCTTCTCCAGAATAGTACTGAGCATTTGTTTCTTTTATTAATCCCATTTTTTATTATCTTTTTGAATTATCTTCTTCTTGTTTTGTCATGCTAGCAGCCATTTGACTTATTTGAGTTTCCCTTATCACTATACCAGAATACTTTAAAACGTTTAAAACTGCTTCTGTTTGTTGAGCACTACTTAACTCAAAATTTATAGAGCCTTGGCCCGTTGCTCCCATTAGGTTAGCAGCAGTTAAAGTTATAACGATAGGACCAGTAAGCCCCGTAATAGCCGTAGTAGGTATTGTTATAGTATCATCTACAGCATATCCATTTCCAGAAGCGGTTACAGTGATAGAGGTGTTTGCACTTGTTAAAGCTGGTGTGCCTGTTCCAATAATGTTTACTGATATCTCTAAACCAGTTCCACCGCCACTAGTAGTAAAATTAGTGGCAAGAGCCCCTTGAGTTAAAGCATATGTCCCTATGCCAGCACTAAAACCACCAAAATTAGTAGAAGAAGTTAAACTGCCTAAAGCTACAGCAGTAGCATCATAAGCTCTAGAATCATATATGTATTGGCCTAAACTTCCAATTGTGTAACCCCATCTAACGTCTGATGGTTTTTTAATATAATTAAATGTAACATCAGTTGTAGCATAAGTATTAGTAACTGTAGGATACACAGTGATTTTATCTTCTTTATATTTAGCTATAGGGAAATTTGACGACGGCTGCGTCAAAGGTGAAAGTATTTGCTGTGTATATTCTCTAGCACTTACTATTTCTATTTCAGGAGAGTTTACTCCTTTATTGTAATTTACTGAACCAAACCTATGTAGATCTTGTGGTTGAGTATAAATATTGTTTGTTTGAGCAGCTGGATTATAAGCTGATTCGCTTTTTTCAAATACTTGAAATTCTTCACGTATATGATCCATTCTTGATGCAAATTCTACATCTGTTTTTGGCATACGTATATACTGATTATAATCTTCAAAAAACTTTTCAAATATTTCTAATTGTACTTGAGTACCTAGCTTATTGAACTCATCAGGAGTTATATATCCTCTTTGTTCTTTATTTAAAATACTTAGTACAGTTGTATATACAGTGTTTACGTTTATTGCCATTTTAATATTTTTAAAAAAAAAAGGGTGGCGAAATACCACCCTAATTTATAATCACTTGTTATCTTAACTTTTTCTGTATAGACTTATAAACTTCAAGTCCTTCGTCTGTTTTAAACCACGCAGCCATAGCTGAATAAGTATTTTCTTCGAAAGGTACGGTCATTAATTTTTTACCATTACTTGCCCACTTAAAAGTTCTTTGATCGTCAGCTAAAGTTATTATTCTAGCTTCCACAGCTTTTATAGCAAAGTTTCTTAGTTCTACGTTTTCATCTTGAGATAACTCTATTAATAGTCTTGGATTTCTTTTTGCAAAAACTAATATATCTCTTTTTAACTCTTTAGAACTTAATTTAGAAACAGCTGTACCAACTTCAACTCTTAATATAGCTTCTGCTTTTTCAATATCCATATCATAAGCTAAGTTCATAGCTGCTATTTCCATTTCTAAATAATCAAACTCATCTTCAGCTACAACAACCTCATCATGCTCTTTAAATATTAGATTAGAGTGTGGGTGTTTTGCTAAAAACTGTTGAAGATTTCTTTTTTCTTTAGGCACCAATAGATGACCTTTTTCAAATATAATATGCTTAAGAGTTACATTACCTTTTTGTTCGTCTACAAAAACGCTTTGTTGATTAGTAGCGTACCTAAGTTCTCTTTCATACCCTAGCTCTTCATCAAACCAAACTAAAGGATATCTTTTTGAATGTCTACTTGGTAAAGTATACGTTAAAGGTTCTTTGTTTCCTAATAAGTAATAATTTCTATCTTTATACTCCCAAGTATCTACTACTTTAGAAGATTTTTTTTCTTTTGTTTCCATAATATAATATAATATAATAATTAAAAAAGACCCCGCCGAAGCGGGATCTTATATTAGTTTAATTAACTGTGAGATTGAACACAATCAGAAACCGCGTAAGTAGAAGTATCAATTGATACAAGTTTACCTGGGTTTTCTTGTGATTGTCTAAGAGCATCAACTACCAATTTAATGAAAGTTGGTACCGCAGATCCAACAGCAGCATGAGTCAAAGTAATAATTTGATTCTCACTATGAACCATAGAATAAGTAATTACAGTAGAAGTAGATCCTCCTGTAACTGCTACTATGTTTTCTGTTGGAATTGGTTTTGTTGTGTTTTCTGATCCTGTTGCAGAACCAGCCACTGTTACATAAATATAACTCATAATTTCTATATTTTTAAATGTTAATAATTATTAAGCTCCTTTGAACAACACGAAGTTATTAGCAGCTTGAGTTACTAAACATCTTTCAGATAAGAAACTTACAGTCATCGCATCTAAAGTGTCAGTGTAAGCACCACCTACAGAACCAGTTACCCAAGACAAAGGTCTTCTAATATTTGATCCTAACATTTGGTCATATACTGTAGTTGTTCCAGCAGGAACTAATACACCATCTATTTCTTTGTCTAATCCCCTTAAAGAAGCATCATTTAGATATTTCCAGTCAGTCTTGTAGAAGTCATAAGAACCTCTTCTGAATCCAGAAAAACCAAAGTTTAATGCCATATCTCCATCGTTCTCAAAAAGACCGTAAGAAGCAGCTTGAGTAGAAGCAAATCCACCATTAACAGCAGCAATCATGTCGTCAAAATCAAGAGCCGTAGATCTAGATAAGAATAACATGTTTTCTTCAATAGCACCTTGCTTGTCTAAGTTTTTAAGGATTTCATCAAAATCACCTAAAGCACCTGAACCAGGAGCAGCAGCTCCAGCAAAGCCAGAGTATACATTACCTCTTGCTTCAATAGCAGCAAATAAACCTTCAGTACCTTTGATATCACTACTACCACCGGCTGGTCCATATTGAAAATTAACACCAGCATTAGTCATTAATTCACCTTCAATCATCGCCATTTCTAAGTAATCTTCAAATCTTAATCTTGTTTCAGATTCAGATTTTAGATACCATAAATATCCTGATTGACCATCTTCAGTTGACACTTCAACCCAACCAATTTGAGCAGCATCAGATCCACTGATTTTAAAGTTATCTTTAAGAATTAATGGAGAATTGTGGTATTGAGTGAAATTAGGCTCAATAGAACCTTCCATTCCAACCATTCCTTTTCCAAATTCAGAACCGTATACAAATACATTACATGCAGCAGCGCCTAAAAGTCCAGCTGGAAAATTAGCAGCAGTTGTTTCATACAATGAGCAAGTAAGGATATCGTTTGTTATACCACCACCTGTGCTAGTTACAGTTTGAACTAAAGCTTTAGCAGTAACTAAACCTGTAGCTACATCTGATAACAAGATAGTTTGACCTTGTCTTACAGCACCATTTAAGCTTGGGTTTTCAGCAGCTGTAATATTTAAAGTTACAGTTATATCAGTAGTATTACCACCACCAACAAGAGCAGATGTTACACCTTTATATGCTACGTGTAATCTATTTTGTTCAGACCAAATAACTTGATCAGAAGTCATAGGCATTTCAGCTCCAACCATTCTCAAGAAACCACCAATAGTTCGGTTTCCGTATCTTTCTACCTCTGCTTCGTAAAGCTCTGGTAAATATTGTTGTGCGAAGTTTCCTCCAGCACCACCATCAAACGTTAAGTAGTTTGATTGTAAAGCCATCCTGTTTTGAGCAGGGACTAATGAAGCAGGAAAACTCCCACCAGTTACAAAACTCATAATTTTTAGTTTTAGTTTTTATTTTTTACTTTTAAATTTTAACTTAGTACCATTATCCCCGCTTATTGCTTTCACTTTTAATCCGTTTATAAATACATCACCATTACTTTGAGATCTTGGTTCTGCGCTTATGTTTTTAGATTTTGCCATAACATCTTTAACAGCATCGGCTTTGCCTTGCTCGTAAAAATGGTTAGCTATAGTGTCTACATTTTTTGCAGCGTAAATAGCTTTGTGATAAGCTCTAGCATCTGCTATTTCTCCGTCTTTATTTAAGAACTTCTTAATAAACGTTGTTAAGCTTGCTTGATCTTCAGCGACAGTCTCCACATTTTGAACATTGTAGTTAAATTGTTTTTCTCCAATTTTAAATTCAAAACCTTTGAATTTATCAGAAAAAAGCTCTTTAGTTTTATTGTTAAATATGTCTCGTCTCCTACTAGCTATTTTTTGGTCTTCGTTATGTTTATTGAAAAACTCCATTGCTTCTTTTTGTTCTTGAGTTACGTTTGATTTCAACTTGATTTCATCGTAATATTTTCTCTTTGTTTCCTCCAAAAAGCTTTTAGCTTTTGCAATTTCTTCTTTTTTCGCAAGTTTCTTTTTCTTTACCTCGCGTTCTTCATCCATTTCTTCGTCGTAATAAAATTTATCTTCCATTATAAATTCTATTTCTTCTTGATCCAAATGAGGTTTAGTATTTTTATAATATTCTTTTAATAAATTAGACTCATCTAACTGAGAGTAATCTCTATTTAATCTTGTATAGTCTTCTATACTTCCACCAGTATCTTTCATGAAAGTTATTAGCTTCTCTATATTTTCAGGCATTACAACCTTTTTCTCTACAGGCGCTTTTATTTCAGACTTGTTACTTGGTTTATTCTCTACTTTTATCTCAGTTATAGGAGATTTTACTTCTTTGATACTTTCTCCGGTAGATTCTTGCTTTGGTACGTCTGGCTCCACTTTTTCGCCATTTTTGGCATGAACTTGTACATCCACCTTTTTTGTGCTTTGCTCTTGAATGGCATTTTCTTTAGGTTTTTCGTTAATTGTTACTTTGTGAAGTTTGTCTTCTTGTTTTTTAAATGCTGGTTTTTTAATTTTAAGAGGTTTAGCTTCCTCTTCTTGTTTTGTTTTTGACATAATATAATATAATAGTTAATATAAGGATTAAGTGATTTGTAAATTGTTCAAATCAACTTCTCCACTGTTTTGGTCAGATTCAAAATCTGTAGGTAATAAATCATTTTGTCTTTGGTCTATCATTTTACTTTGTTGAGTAGCTTGTATCTTAGTTCTTTTGTCTTTTCTATCTTCAATACTTTGCTCTCTAGCTTGTTCTTTTTGTACATCTACTTGAGCTAGTTTCATGTCAAACTCAAACTTTTGCATTGCTAGTTCTTTTTTCATTTGCAGCTCAGTCTGCATTCTTTTTATTTCAAACTGTGATTTTCCTTGTTCGATTTGAAGTTGAGTTTGAGCTAACGCTTGCTGTTTTTGAACTTCAGCTAATGCGGCTTTTTCAGCTGTTTCTGCATTTGCTTGAGCTTGAGCTTGAATATTAGCTTGTTGAGCTTTTTGATCAGCTTCTTGTTTTTTCTTTCTTCTATATTTTAAAAACTGATTAGCTAATTGAATGTTTCTAACTTCACGTATGTCTATAGCATCTTCTAAATATATCTGTCCAGACTTTAATGCTACTTGTATGTTCTCTTCTAGTTTAGCTTTTTCCTCGTCATCCGGTTCTAGCTGTAAAAATATACCAAAGTCATGTATGTTCAACTCCGTTAGTTCATCTAATGTTCCAACATTAAAAGCTGATATACTGTTTCGTAAAGCTTGTTTAGTAAAAGGAAAAGCTAATGAATCAGCTATTCTCAGAGATATGTTCTCACACGTTCTGAGAGTAAGATACATACTTGCTTGTAGTATATGTCTTGTAGCTGTGTTTGAATTAGCTGCAGCCATTTTTTGCAAACCAACTAAAGAATTTTTGTCTGGAGTACTTCCATCTCTAGCTTCGTTTAAACCGGTTACGTCTCTTATCATTTGTAGGTAATATTGATAAGTCTGTATTAAAGACTGTATTTTACCACCGCCTGAACCAGTCTGTAGTTCTTGTACTGGTATTTTGCCTCTATTAACATCACCGTCTTGAGTTAAAGATCTACCTACTACACTACCAGTTTGAAAATACATATTTAACGCTTCAGCAGGATTATAATTAGTTCCGTTTCCTAAATCTACTTCAGCTAATCCATCCATATCTAAGTATACACCGTCTGGAACTACCCTAGCTAGTACTTGCTGTATTTTTAAATGAGTTAGTTGTATCATGTCAGCAAAACCTGTTATACGTGATACAAGTGATTCTATACGTCCCTTATACATTCTAGGAGCGCATATATTATAATTCATTTTTACTTTAACAGTGTCAGCAGTGGGTCTAGTCATATACTCTGATAAGCCCCAGCTCATCATCATAGGGTGACCTAGTATTTTAGCTCCACTATATAAAGTTTCAATAGTTCTAGACACTCTTTCAAAATTATCACTTTCAGGTGGATTAAAAAAATCAGGTTTTTCTAATGCTTTTTCTAATCCAAAAGAATTCTTTTTTATTTTAAATACTTGATCACTATATGTTTTATATTCAAAATAAAGAACTTGAACGGTTAAATCATCTGACCTACCGCTCCAGTTTCTTAAATACTCTGCATTACCTGGATATTTCTGTATAGTTTCCATTTCTTCATCTGTAAGATCAGGAAACTGCATCTTTAAGTCTGCTAAAGCTACCGACTTAACTTCTCCAGCATAATATATATCTTCAAAGTTAGGATCTTCAGTATATGAATAAACTAAGCAAGCTGGATCTACGTAGTCTACGGTTACACCTTCTGCTTTGTTCCAGTTAGTTTTTACAGCACCAATACCTAATACTGTTAAATCATAATTAAACCTTCTTCTAGTTAGATCATATTTGTTCTTATCTAAAACTTGGTTTATAACTTCTTCTTCTGCTACTTCAACGCTTTGTTTAAAATCCATCTGAAGATGTATCTCTAGCTCTTGCTCGTCTTGTGGAGCACTTTCAGGATTTGGAGAATTAAAAGCGTTTATACCTAACGTCTGCTGTGCAGATTGTAAAAATTTCTTAGCGTTAATATCTGTTAATAAAGCAGTAGCGTATTCAGTTCTTGATCTTGAACAAACTGGATCTTGAGCAAAAGCATTTATTTCAAAATTTCTTTGCGATATTCCATTAACAACAATATCAACAAACTTAGATATAACAGGTACAGGTTTCCAGTCTAAATTTAAATAAGATAAATCTCCATTTATAGCTAATTCATCTTTATATTTTTGAACAGGCTGCTCGCCTCTAGCATATAATCTTAAATTGTGATATTGATTGAAATTTACAGCGTAACCCGGAGTGTTATATGCACTTCTATAATTCCTAAACCATTCTCCTTCAATAGCTCTACCGACAGCTAAGCCATATTCTACAGTAGCTTTTTCTGCGTCAGGTACCACCTGGCTTGGAAAAGAACTATTATTGTTAGTATAAATTTGCATATATTTATTTTATTATTTTGGAAATACTTCCTTTATTATCGTATCTTCTTATACCTAAATCAATTGGTTTTAACTTTTTCTCTTGATTAGGTTTGTATTTATTTTTATTACAAGCCATAATAGCCAAACCTGAACTTATAGATGCATCATGTTTAGTTCTATTATTTATATTAAAACGCGCCCAATCTTCTAAAGTTAATTGCATATACATATCACCAAATTCTTCACCCTGTATTCCTACATGCTCTTCTATATATGTTTCTATTGCTGCCGCGTGTGCTTGTTTTATATCTTCACTAGAATTAGGTATTCCACCTATTTCTTTTTCTGTCGTAGACAATTTATTCCATATTTTATCAGGACGATTCATAGAAAAACCTCTATATCCTCTTCTTTTTAAATAATACAAAAGTCTTGGCTTATTGTTTTCACACAGTATAGGCATACCATAAAATACTAAAGCCATTAACACGTCTTCAAAGAATATTTCAGCTGTTTGTGGTCTTGATATATATTCTAAAAAGAAATGATTAGGTGGAGCGTCTTCCATACTGAATTTAGTAAGACCGTGTAAAGCTCCATTAGAACCTTTGCCGTCTACGGTTCCTGATATATCGTAACTATCACAACCAAAAGCGCCAATGTGTTCATTACCAGGATATTTAGTTCCATTTTTTATAATCACTCGGTTTTGAAGGTTTTTAGGTGGAACCCAAGATATTAAAAATCTACCATCTTTATTAGGGTAAAATGTTAC